AACAAATATATGTGGCAATTGAGAAGTTTCTTGAAAGATCAACGGGCATGATATGGATCACAACGACATATACTCCATAGTGGAGAGACTGGCTATCCTAGAAGGTCGCATCACGCCGACTACTGTCAAGCACGGTCTCAACGCACAACAACGATCAGTGCCTCAGATGCCAGCCCTATTTAAACCCCGAACACAAAAGATTCTAGGTGGCAATCCTGATGCCAAGGATCCGGTCAGCGGTTACATGTTTGGAGACAGCGTGGAGAACGACAAGGAAATGGCCGAAGATGTAGTAAGCAAGGTTCGTAAAAGCCTATCCGACTACTTGAACAACTTGCAAGATGAGATCAAATCTGATTCAGATTTACGGGATAAAACCACAGGTGATAGCGATATCAAAGATAAAAAGCCAGACCACAGAGATCTCAAGCCCAGAGACGTAACTCCAGCCGCTAAAGTACTAGAAATGGCCACGGGTCAGGTATGTGAAATACACGGCAACGATAAAGAAGGTTATGAAGTACGACACGGTGATCGCACCTTGCCCACACGATTCAAAGACATAACGCATGCCGAAATGGCCGTAGAAATGTACAATGCTAGACTACACGGTCGAGCACCTGAACAACACCCAACACAGTCTGTGCAACCAGACTGTGACCCTGACTATATAGAAGAGAAATAACACAATGATAATATTTGACCTGTTTGAAGACAATAACGAAAAACCCCAAGGCGTGACAGAAGGCACATTGAATGAATTGACTGGATACGGAAGCAACAAAGCATATCAATCCGTAGAGGCTTACAAGCGATATGATGTGTATGTAAGCAGAAAGAAATTTAACAATATAGCGTTCATTGCTGTGGCAGAAAATCCACGAACACGGGATCAGGCATTCAAGGCCCAGGGCAATACACCACAAGAAGCAGTGAGTAATTTAAAAGCAGAAATTGATCGTGAGATTGACACGGCCACCAAAGTGAGTGGACAAGCTATCTTGGACTTCAATGTTGATTTTGTAAAAGCCATATTAGAACTGAGTGCTGACACTTTTTATGCTAAAATAGTTCCAGGTCCCAGACTGGTAATAGCAGGTTCTGAAATGTTGCAATATCCCGATATCATGAGATCAGAAGGATTCAAACCCAGTAGCATTAGAACGTCTAACAGCAGTGAAGGTACCACGCCACTACCTGGAGTTCCACTAAGTTCCAAAGCAGCCGTGGCCGCAAATCTCATTGCCAATGGTAGGTATGTGTTGGGTGATGAAACAGTTGATAGAGATGGCAATAGAGTATTTGACTTGAACTTTGATAGCGTGGTTCAAGCATCAAACGACAAAATGCGATTGCGAGTACCTGCTGTTACTGTGGGGACAAACAGATCCCCAGGTGTGACAGAAGCTGAAGGACCAGGTAGAGTAGATCCTATTTTGATCAAAGCATTAAACAACATGCCAGATGGATTGGCAACTCATCGCGAAGTGCTTGATGCCGCATATGATGCTTATGCCATGGAACTGGGCAAGATGGCAATGAGAAGCGAATATGGTGTGACCAATGTGTATATTCCAAAACTCTTGAGTCTTTACAAAGACAAACACGGATTGACTTTTAACGAAGCACAAGGTATGGCGGAAAGTCTAGAAGATTATGAACGCTATCAATACATTGTCACACTAAAATCTGGCAAGCGGATCAGATTCTTATGTGGCGAAGACTGTGATGTAAAAACCTATATTGAACGCAAGTACAAAGAACCTGTGGTTGACATCAAGGACCAAGGCATAGTGGGCGAACCTCCTGTGGAACTGTTGCCGGGGGAAAAGAATGAAGGATTAAAAAGTACACTAGGTGCAGCCGCATTAGCAACAACCATGGCCTTGGGTGCTGGTGGTGCTCAAGGTCGAGTCCAGCCCGGCGATGATCCTAACATTAACCGTTTAACTGGACAACCAATTGCTACTCAACAGGCCAGTGCCCCAGTTGACCAAGAAGTAAAAGCACCTGTGGCCAGTAAAGGATTTAGTAAAGAATATTTACAGAAGGCTGCAGACCCTAATAGGTTTGGACGTTATTTGATCAGTATCGAAAAAGCACAAGAATTATTAAATCAATTAAACGAAGTCAGTCCTGAATACATAGAACGCTACAAAAAGGAACATGGCCGGAGGGCCACTGCCGCTGATCAAGCCGGTGACTATGCCAAAGGTCATGAACACTTTAAAAAGATCAACCAACTAACCAAACAACAATTCCAGCGTGATGCCAAGCCAGAGAAGGTGGATGAGATAAGTAACTTTATGACTCAACCAGCCAAGCCAGTTAGCCCAGAAGAACAATGGAAACGCCAAATAAGATTGTTGGCCAAACAGTATCAAGCCAATGCTAGTTCACTAGCAGCTCTAGCCCGAGAAAATGGTCCTGACAGCGCAGAAGCTGTGGCCTATGAATACCTACGTGATCCAAGCAAAATCCGTGTGCCCGGAACGACTGCACCTTCTTCCGCTGTGAATTGGGACGAAGTGATCCGCAGATTGCCAATGGGACTCAGTGGCATGGCGTTATTACAAGCAGCCGAAGAATATTTAATCAACAATAGGGGCATGTTGCGTAGCACAGTTAGAAGTTTATTAAACAACAATGAAAATCAGCGCACTTTGTCGGCAGCCTATGCTAAAAAAAACATCCCATCTGAGTCAGTAACAGAAGAATCATACAATGAAGCAGTCGAACAGGCCATCGTTCGCAGGATTATGGTTGGTCGCACAGATTTGTTATTAAAGTATGGCCCCAAGAAGGTAATGCAGGCTGTAGAAGACGTTGCTGATTATGTTGGCTCAGTAGATGAAATTGGCTCTAGTGATGTGTCGGGTTGGGTGCGTCAAGTTGAACAGGCATTGAGTTAAAATGAGATTCCAAGAAATACTCGAGGCATGCTGGACTGGTTATCAACAACAGGGCATGAAGAAAAAAGGTGACAGGATGGTACCTGTAAGCGAACAAGAGATGGAAGAGGATCTCAAGAAGTGGTTCAAGGAAAAATGGGTGCGTTTTGGTCCCGACGGCAAGATACGTGGAGACTGTGCTCGAGGCAGTAGCAGTGAAGGCAAGCCCAAGTGTCTGCCACAAAGTAAAGCTCATGCTCTAGGCAAGAAAGGTCGTGCATCAGCCGCGGCCAAGAAACGTAGACAGGATCCCAATCCAGAACGACGTGGAGCTGCAAAAAATGTTGCCACAAAGGTTCGTGAAGCAAATGCCTGTCCCGAATGTGGTGGCATGGCCTACGATGATCGTGTGTTGGCTGAAAAACAAGATGCTTGTTATCACAAGGTCAAGAGTCGTTACAAGGTCTGGCCCAGTGCTTATGCATCAGGAGCCCTGGTCCAATGTCGCAAAAAAGGTGCCGCCAATTGGGGCAACAAAAGCAAATAATCACAACAACAAATAGCCATGCAGATAAGTGATTTCCAAATCAGTAACCACGACAAGCTGGATGCTATCCTGGTACGCCTTTGCGAAATGGTCATACAAGGTCAAGGCAAAAAAGGCAATCTTGGCATGGTGGCTGCCGCTGTGTTGGATCCTGACAACAACTGTGTGGTGGGCATCAACTATCCCACACGAGATGGCAAACGTGTGCATGGTGAGCGTGCGGCCATAGACAGTTACACAGCCAGATTTGGCGATATACCAGCTGGCAGTATCATTATCACAACCTGTAGTCCTTGCAGTCATGACATGAGCGAACGAGCTGGCGTCAATTGCAGTGATTTGATTGACGAAGTTGGTGTACACAAAGTGTATGCTGGCTATCAAGATCCCACACAAGAATTTGGCGATAAAAAGTATCATATTGAAATCACTGGCAATCCCAAGATACACGAACTGTGCGAAAGATTTGCTGCGACATTCCTCAAGGATGAACTAGATGAAAGTGCATCGGAGCATGTAAGAATGGTCATGAACTCGGCCGCTGATCAGATGAAGCAACATGGGTTTCGTGCTGTTGGACAACTAAGCGAAAAAGACCTTGAGCAGATCGCCCAACAAGCAGGAGCAACCTTACACGATGTCTGTATAATTTTAAACATAGATCATGTTGATGAGAAATTAAACGAATTGAGTTTTTTAGGAAGTCCATGTACCAAAGACTGCTCGGGACATAGAGCTGGTTATGCTTGGTCAAAACAACGCGGTGGTGCCGACGGTAATAGTCCGTTTAGCCCCAGTTTCAATAACGGTGCCAGGTTGGCCAAGGATGGTAAGTAACCACATGTATCCATATCCAGTATATCCTGAAAGACAAAATCCTGAAGATGATCGACCACGACTTCCGTATGCACCAACATAGAATTTGGCCTTAGGACCAAATGCCCGGCTGCTGGGCTGGTGACGCGATTCGCTACCGTTTAACCAGAAGTGAGCAGTAATGATTTTTGGTAACTGTTTCTAAAGATATCACAACTACTCGTTTATTGCTAATAAGTAACAGATGTCTAAACAAATGCTAGTGCCGTTGCCTATAGAAGGAACACAAGATACTGTTTCTTCTTTTCCAGGTTATGAATGGATTAAAAAATTACCCAATAAAAAAATCTATTTTGCATTATTTCAACGCTGGCCAAATCAACGTCTTCCAACCGGTTACGACCTGTACATAGTGAGTTTTCATTTGGAAGTCGTTGATATTGCCTGGTTAAAACAGCAACAAGTTACAGGTCCAATTATTGTGTTGGCCGATGGACAAAGTTACAATTTCAAAATTCTTGGAGTACATTTTTTTCCATTTTTCTATTGGCATTATCAACTACAAAAAATGCAAGAATGGTTTGGTGTCAAAGAAAAATTAAAACCCACTTACAAATTCAGTGCAGTGTGTAATCGAATTAGTCAAAACAAAGTGTGGATTACAACCAAACTATTAGAGACTGCAAGAGACTCATCTTTGATAGTTTTAAATTCCTGGTTTGAAGAAAAAAATGTACACGGATGGCACGCAACTGGTAACGCTAAATTAGATCAATTGACACAACTATTCCGCGACAAGTATTTTGGACAAAAAATAAAAATTGACGATTTTGATAATGCTACTCAAAATTTTCACAAGATAACCGGCAATCCTTGGCAACCGCTATATCAAGATTGTGCTGTACATTTTACTAATGAAAGTTTTAACCATAGTAGCATGATTGAAAATGAAGAACAATATATCTGGCCTGGACCATTTATTACAGAAAAAACTTTAAAATGTTTGTTAGGCGGCACTGCATTTATTCCGGTTGGACAATTTGAAACCTATCAGACTTTACAAAATTTAGGGTTACAGTTTGATTACAATTTTGATACCACATGGGATTTGGATCCAGGGAATTTGTCTAGAGCCGAAAGTATTATCAATTTAATTGATGATTTAAATCAATATAGTCCGACGGAATTAGCAAGTAAAACTTGGGATAGTAGCAGACATAATCAAAATCATATTCTCAACGGTGACTTTTGTAAGCACTGCCAAACTATCAATTTGAATACCATTGACAAGATATATACAATACTATAATGGAAATGCATCATTCACATCACCTGCACGAAAATTATATTAATAATGATTTAAGACATCATTATTTAAATCTTCCAGTAAATTCAAGTAACTGGGGCAAAGCTACATTTATTGCCGCTGGATTTAATAAAAATTTACATAACTCAATCGACAGTAATTATACTACCATTGTATTTTTGCGGGATCCTATTGACCGTTGGTTATCTGGGCTATCAACTTGGTTAACTGCTAGACTGGATCAGTATACTTCCTTGGATGGCGTTCGTAACAATCAGGTGGCACTAGACATTTTGTTTACTGTGATTAGAACTGACGAGCATACCGAAAAACAACAGTATTTTCTTCAGAAATTAGATCAAGGTAACATGAAATTTTTTATGGTAAATGACTCATTATCAAAAAGTGTAGTAAACTACTGTGCCACTGTGTTAAAAAAACCTGTGCCCACAATCCCACCTATTAATGCAACCACACTGTCGGGTGGGAAATTAATTCCAAAAAATTACTTTAAATCGGTATTAGAATCCAACCCAGCTTATCTTAAAAAGGTAAAGGATTTTTTTGAAGATGATTATCATTTAATAAAAAATACCCATTTTGAAAATGAGTGGCATAATAAACTCAGTTATTACGATATTTAATCTTCAAAAACCATTGTAATTTTATTTTTTTAGTGTATAATAAATTTTTAAAGGAGAACTCTATGTCAAATCGCGTCTTTACTGTGGAACAAACAACCAAACTAACCCAAATCATCAATGAAGGTATGCAGGTCACTCATGAGATTGAAACACTCACCGAAGGCTTAAACGATACTGTCAAGGCCATTGCCGAAGAAATGGAAATCAAGCCAGCTATCCTCAAGCGAGCTATTAAACTGGCACACAAGGCTGAATTTGGTCGTGCCCAACAGGATCACGAAATTCTAGAACAAATCTTGACCACAGTTGGCAAAACATTATAAGTACAAGTACGAGTCGCTCACACACGAGCATGAATCATGGTCAACCGGCCATAAACGGAGAAATATTTGAGTTACATTGACGCATTGTTTGATCGCGAACACGATCGCATACACATAGTTGAACGCCGGGATGGCCAACGGCAATATCGCGAATATCCAGCCAACTATATCTTTTACTACGATGACCCTAGAGGCAAGTTCCAGAGTATTTTTGGCACACCTGTGGCCAGATTCAGCACACGAAACAACAAAGAGTTCCGCAAGGAAATGCGTATACAAAGCGGAAAACGTCTATTTGAAAGTGACATCAATCCAATCTTTAGATGCCTGGAAGAAAACTATAAAGGTCAAGATGCGCCCAAGCTCAATGTGGCATTCTTTGACATTGAAGTGGACTTTGACCCTGAACGTGGATTCAGTCCGCCCGCAGATCCATTCAATGCTATCACGGCCATAAGTGTGTATCTGGGCTGGTTGGAACAGATGGTCACCCTGGTAGTTCCGCCCAGGCACATGAGTCCCGAGACCGCCGAAGAGATTGCTGGCGAGTTTGAAAACACCATGATTTTTGAACGTGAGGAGGATCTGTTAAAGACTTTCTTGGACTTGATTGAAGATGCTGACGCACTTAGTGGCTGGAACAGCGAAGGCTTTGATATTCCGTATACTGTGAATCGTGTGACTCGAGTGTTGAGCAAGGATGACACACGCAGATTTTGTCTATGGGACCAATTTCCCAAGCAACGCATGTTTGAACGCTTTGGTGCAGAAAATCAAACCTATGACCTGATCGGTCGTGTACACATGGACTATATGCAACTGTATCGCAAGTACACCTATGAAGAACGTCACAGTTATAGCCTGGATGCCATTGCTGACTATGAACTAGGTGAAACCAAAACTGTGTTCGAAGGCACACTTGATCAACTTTACAATCAAAACTTCAAGACCTTTATTGAATACAACAGACAGGATACCATGATCCTGGCCAAGCTGGATAACAAATTGAAGTTTTTGGACTTGGCCAATATTTTAGCACATGAAAATACAGTATTGCTACAGACCACTATGGGTGCTGTGGCCTTGACTGAACAAGCAATTATCAATGAAGCACATGAACGTGGTATGGTAGTTCCTAACCGTAAAGAAAGGCTTTCAGATGAAGATACACAAGCCGCAGGTGCCTATGTTGCTTACCCTAAAAAAGGTATCCACGAATACATTGGGTCAATTGACATCAACAGTCTGTATCCGTCAGCGATCCGTGCTCTTAACATGGGGCCAGAAACTATTATTGGACAACTACGTCAAACAATGACCGATCGGTATATTGCGGACAAGATGCAGGGCAAAGCCAGCTTCGCCGCTGCATGGGAAGGCCTGTTTGGAAGCCTGGAATATACCGCAGTGATAGAGCAACAACGTGGCACTGAAATCACCATAGACTGGTCGGATGGTGCAGAAACTGTGCATAGTGCCGCTGAGGTATGGAAAATGATATTTGATAGTAATCAACCCTGGATGATCACTGCCAATGGCACCATATTCACGTATGAACGTGAAGCCGTGATCCCTGGCTTGCTCAAACGCTGGTATGCTGAACGTAAAGACATGCAGGCCCGGCTGAAGGAATGCGACAACAAAGAAGATGAAGAATACTGGGACAAACGACAGCTGGTTAAGAAGATTAACTTGAACAGTTTGTACGGTGCTATTCTAAATCCGGGCTGTAGATTTTTTGACAAACGTATTGGTCAAAGCACAACTCTCACAGGACGGGCCATTGCCCGGCACATGGATGCTTATGTAAATGAATGTATCACTGGCAAGTATGATCATGTGGGTGATGCAATCATATATGGTGACACTGACAGTTGCTACTTTACCGCCTATCCGGTGCTGAAATCAGAAATAGATGCAGGCACCATGTCATGGTCCAAAGAAATTGCCATACAGTTATATGATAGTATTGCCGATCAGGTCAACGACAGCTTTCCAGGCTTTATGGAACAGGCGTTCCATGTGCCAAGAGAAATAGGTTCTGTAATCCGCGGTGGCCGTGAAGTGGTAGCCAGCAAGGGCCTATTCATTACTAAAAAACGCTATGCTGTCATGATCATTGACAAGGAAGGCAAGCGCATAGATGTCAACGGCAAGCCAGGCAAGGTCAAGGCCATGGGCCTGGATCTCAAGCGATCAGACACGCCCAAAGTCATCCAAGAATTCCTAAGTGAAATACTAGACGATGTGCTGACAGGTTCTACTCGTGATCAAATCATAGAAAAGATCCGTGAGTTCAAATACCTATTCAAGGACAGGCCTGGTTGGGAAAAAGGCAGTCCCAAGCGTGTGAACAACTTGACCAAGTATGGTAAAGAAGAAGAACGTCAGGGTCGAGCCAACATGCCAGGTCATGTGCGAGCGGCCTTGAACTGGAACAATCTGCGAGTCATGAACGGTGACAAGTACAGCCTACAGATCGTGGATGGCATGAAGACTATTGTGTGTAAACTCAAAAATAATCCGCTGGGTTGGACCAGTATTGGCTATCCCACAGATGAAATACATTTACCACAATGGTTCAAGGACTTGCCGTTTGATGATAGTGAAATGGAAGCTACTGTGGTAGATCAAAAAATTGATAATTTATTAAACGTGTTGGATTGGGATCTGGCCAGTGCTACTAATACTGAAAACACATTCCAAACTTTATTTGATTGGTCATGATGACATTTAGAGAACTTGTATATTTCTGGGAACAACTAAAGGATCAGTCATCAACGGATGCACACAAATCTGCCATCCAACAACTGCTCAAAATCATGCATAGGGCCACCAACTGCTCCGGGGACATTGACAACAATCTGTTGCAAATCAGGTATAACGACATTGGCATAGCATTTGAAAATTTCGAACATACCTTAGAGCAATTGAAACTACATGTCAAGGACATGATTGTTCAGCAAGAGTCACGGATGCTGGCCCGTAGTCTTGAGTGGTACGAGGAGACCCTGAGACTACAACTTTCTCAGCATCCAAATTTTTTAGAAGAGTCTCGGAACCAACGTGCTTACATCACCAAGGAAACTGAAGAATTGTTTATCTCTCGTGCTATGCGGCATAGCGACTGGCACTACGCAGCCATGATCATACATCCTGGAGTAGAACCGTTCATGCAACACATGGTCGGACATGATCCTTTGTATGTAGTAGATGAAAGCGAGGATCTGCTGGAACAGTTGGCAATGAAACATTACAACGAAGCCTATCAACGGCGTCTACGTCCATATGTGATTGAAGAATCCTTTGATCATGATATCCTAGCACGACTGCCAGATGCACAGTTTAGCCTTTGTTTTGCCTACAACTTTTTTAATTTCAGACCAGTAGAAATGATTGAAAAATACCTACGAGAGATATATCAAAAACTCAGTCCAGGGGGTCTCTTGATCATGACTTTTAATAACTGTGAGCATGTGACCAGTCTGGATTTGGTCATGAACAACTATGCCTGCTATGCCACAACTGAAATTATAGAAAAAATGGCTGCCAATCTCAATTACAAAGTTGAATTTTTTTGGGACCGACCAGAAAATCCCGGTGCCTGGATAGAACTGCGCAAGCCAGGTTCACTGTCGTCCAACCGCGGAGGTCAGACCATGGCCAAGATTGTGCCCTTGATAAAACATCCAAATACTGTTGCAAACAATCAATAACTGTAGTACAATAAC